TTATGAAACCAACCGCCCCGGCGCACTCGTCGAGGTCAAAGGCGCTGAGTTGATCGATGTTTGCGACGAAGAGACAAAAGAGCCGATTGTGTACGAGTACAACGGCAACGAATACACCATGACAGAGATCGACTATCACCTCGGTAAGGTAATCGAGAAAACGAATTGTTAAACCCTTAAAATCATTGCTGCACTCGAAATTCAGTAAGAAACACCATTAACAGGACGACAGGCGTTAGTCGTGTTCGCTATCGTACAGTAGGCGGTCGCGCCACAAACCGCGCAGGCCGCGCACGGGATCTCCGTGCTGCATTTGGTGTCGGATAAACATGAATCCGATAGACCATGCAAACGAAGTGTTTGCCTCTATCCGTGAAAAATCGGATAGGGCAATCCTTTTTTATTCTTGCGGTAAAGACAGTGAAGTTTTGCTCGACCTGATGGCGCCGCACTTCAGGGAAATCGTTTGCGTGTTTATGTATTTCGTCAAGGGACTCGATCATATCGACAACTATTTACGGTCAGTAAAAACCCGTTATTCCAATATTACCATTTTACAAGTTCCGTATTGGACATTGACCCATGTACTACGAGGAGGGTTATATTGCATTCCGAATCCCAATATCAAATTGCTTTCCTTGAAAGATATCGACGAATCTGTTCGCATGAAAACGGGAATCTCCTATTCTTTCTACGGGATGAAACAGTCGGACGGAATGAATCGTTGTCTTATGTTGCGGGGATACGAAAACGAAGCCATAAGTAATACGAACAAAGTGTACCCTCTTTCCAAATGGAAGAAGTCGGATGTCATGGCGTATATCAAGGCAAGAAAACTACCGGAGCCTATATCCTACAATAAAAACAAATCGCAAGGTTTGACGTTTTCGCCAGAGGTCTTCGATTACCTACGTCGGCATTATCCACAAGACCTCGAAAAGATTTACAAAGTGTTTCCTCTATCACGTAATATCTTACTTCGCTATGACACAGAAAAAGCAGCAGCCCAAATACCGGCAGAGTGAAACGGTCGTAATCAAGCGGTCGCAGATCAACTTCGCTCCATACAATCCCCGAAAGGAAGACCCGGAGGTTATCAAGAAGCTCAAAAAGAACTTTAAGACAGTCGGCTATTTGGGCGGTATTGTGTGGAACCGACGTTCCTCCTATCTTGTGTCGGGGCACAAGCGCGTGCAGACGCTCGACATCATCAACGGGTACGACGGCACATCCGAAACGGACTACGAAATCAAAGTAGAGGCGGTAGAACTGGACGACAAGACCGAGCGCGAACAGAATATCTTCATGAACTCACCTTCCGCAATGGGAGAATTCGATATGGAGAAAATGAAAATCCTCGTGCCAGAAATAGATTATAAGGCGGCCGGTCTTTCCGAGGCAGATATGAATATATATGGCATATCGGTCATGCAGGACGAGGTGAGTGCTGGCACACAATCTATCGTTGATGACTTCGAAGAAGTTCAACGTCCTTTCGAAGAACGTAAAGCCGCCGTAAAGGAGATGAAAGAACAGATTCGTCAACAGGCAGAGCAGAAGGCCGAAGACATCGAATCATACGTGATGCTCAACTTCAAATCCTATCGGGCAAAATCGTCATTCATGATTCGGTTTGGGTTCGCACCTGATGACAAGATCATTCCCGGTGAGATGTTCGCCGATATGGTTGAACGTGTGGATTAACAGCCTATGAAGTTGAACATGTTGAACACTCTAAAAAATGGCATATCCGAATACAAAACCTCCTTTGGAACAGTTCGAGCAGATAGCAAATGTTTGCGGCGGCATTTTGTCTGATATTGCCGCCAATTTCAAAGTGGCGAGAAATACCGTATACGCTTGGTGTAACGACGATCCCGAATTTAAACAAGCCCTCGAAGATTCCCGCGAACGATTCGTCGATTTGGCCGAAAGCAACCTCCGTAAACTTGTGGCTGGTGTTCCTGCTATCGAGAAAGACGAGAACGGGGAAAAGCGATTTGCAGGTTGGATCGAACGACCATCCGAAACAGCAATCATCTTCACCCTCAAAACACGAGGAAAGAAACGGGGATATATAGAGCGGTCGGAGGTCGAAGCTGACGTCAGCATGAAAGGTTCCATCAATATCCGTGACTGGGTAAAAGACCGTCTGCAAAAGAAATGATTGAACCGCAGGACAAATATCTACCATTATACACCGATACCGAGCACTTCATTATTCTGATAACAGGAGGGCGCGGTAGTGCCAAGTCGTTCAATGCAGGAACTTTTATAGAGCGTTTATCTTTTGAAGAAGGGCATATTATGCTGTACTGCCGTTATACGATGGCATCAGCTGCCATTTCGGTAATCCCAGAATTTACCGAGAAGATAGAGGCCGACGGCACAGGAGAATTTTTCAATATCACAAAAACAGATATTGAAAACATAGTGTCTGGGAGCCGAGTGCTGTTCCGAGGCATCAAAACATCATCGGGCAACCAAACAGCAAAACTCAAATCCATTCAAGGTATCACAACATTTGTTTGCGACGAAGCCGAAGAATGGACAAGCGAGGAAGACTTTGACAAATTAGTGCTGTCTATCCGCCAAAAAGGCATACAAAACCGGGTGATTATTGTCATGAACCCAACGGACTCAAGCCACTTCATTTATCGAAAATATATTGAAAATACGCACCGCCTTGTGAGCATCGATGGTGTGGATGTACAAATCAGCACACACCCCAGCGTGTTGCATATCCATACTACCTACTTTGACAACATCGACCACCTTTCGGAGGAATTTATCAAGGAGGTGGAACGTATGAAGGTTGAAAATCCAGATAAATATGCTCATGTAGTTATAGGACGTTGGGTGGATATTGCCGAAGGGGCTATTTTTAAAAATATTCATGTCGTGAAAGAGTTTCCACAGTGGTGTAAACGTGTGGGTATCGGACAAGATTTTGGATATACGAATGATCCAACGGCTATTATCAAGTGTGGCATCATCGACAATGCGATATATGTTGATGAACTATGTTATCGTACCCATATGTTGACGCGCGATATTATTGCCGAACTGAAGAAATATCCATCGATGCAAGTCTTGTCTGAGTCTGCTGATCCGCGACTTGTAGACGAGATTGCCAATGCCGGCATAATGATATATCCCGTAGACAAGAGTGGGCCTTCCGTCATCGCCGGCATCCAGAAAATGCTGGAGATGGATATATATGTGACTGAGCGATCCTATAATACCCTGAAAGAGTTTCGAAACTACGTTTGGGCAAAAGACAAAGACGGACACACCATCAACAAGCCGGCCGAGGGGCAGCAAGACCATGCCATTGATGCAATACGCTATTATGTCCTCGCCGTGTTGCTGGGCAAGATATTACGCCCTCGAAGTTACGAAGGCTATTTTTAAACACATACTTCTTCTTCCTGTGATGACGCAGGCCACCATAAACGAACGAAAGACATGAAGACATTAGATGAGATTCTTGCTCTCGAATCCGAAGCCGAGAAAATTTATTACCTCCAGCAGAGGCGCACTCCTCTGCCCGATGTGCATGCGTTGTATAAAGATTGGGACCCGGACAAACATGATGTCAACGATGTTGATAAGCGTCCGGAGAACAAAATCATCGTAGCCGAAGCTACCATCGATCCTTCCACAGGCAAGGAAATTCCAGCCCAGTATACTGATGATAAAACGAATCCGACAAACCGCATCACACTACCGCTGGAGCAAGACATAACCAACATTCACACCGCATGGACAGTCGGTAAAGACCCTAAAGTGACATGCGAACCGAATAACGATAAAGAGCAAGAGCTGCTATCAATCATCAAAAGCACCTGTCGCCGAAACAAAATGCGTTATTTCAACAAGCGATTGGTGCGGTCTTGGCTGTCAGAGACCGAATGCGCTGAATATTGGTATGTTGTCAAAGACGAAGGTTTTTGGCGTCGATTACTCACCAAACTCAAGAATACATTTGGCGGACGGGTCATGCCACAGTATAGGCTAAAATGTGCTCTTTGGTCTCCATTCAGAGGCGACAAATTATATCCGTTTTTCAACGATGCGGGCGATTACCTCGCATTGTCGCGTGAATACTCCATCAAGGAAGCTGACGGTACGGAGACAGTATATTTCATGACCGTGACTGACCGCAAAGTGTATCGGTGGCGTATGGATTCGACGTGGGTCAAGGAGGCCGAATTTTTACACGGATTTACCAAAAACCCGACCATATACTCATGGCGGCCGAAGGCGTTGTGCCACAACATACGCGCCATTCGAGACCGCCTCGAACGCCTCATGTCCAATTTTGCCGACTGCATAGACCGTCATTTCTTTCCATATTTGATTATGGAAGGAGATGTACATGGTTTGCCGCAGAAGTCGGGCAAGAATCGGATGATCAAAATTACGAATGGAGGCAAAGTCTATTATCTGAACTGGGATCAAGCCAGTGATGCCGTGCGACTGGAGATGGATGAGCTGTGGAGCAAAGCCTATCAATTGACCAATACTCCGCAATTATCCCTCGAAGCACTTAAAGGATTGGGCGAAATCCCATCAGGCAAAGCTTTTCAATTCCTATTCATGGGAACTAACCTCGCCGTAGACAATCATGCTGAAGTCATAGGAGAGCATATACAACGTCGCTATAACTTTCTTGCTTCAGCAGTCGGTTCTCTAAGTGCAGAACACATGCAGGCTTCCCAGACCATCGACATCGAAACAGAGATACAACCTTATTCTATAGAAGATATAGCCGAGAAGATTAAGAATGCGACCGACGCATGCGGTCAACCTATCGCTTCGCTCAAAACGGGTGTTATGATGGCCGGACTCGTAGATAACGTGGATGATGAAGTACGGGAAATTGAAGAAGAGAACACAGCCAAATCCATGACAGATATTTTTACCCCCACAGAATAAGACACATAAATGACTGACGGGAAACTGAATAGTGCAAAGTGGGAACAACTTCACCGAAAGCATGTCGAAGAATATCTCCGACAAATCGACGCTTTATATGACGCTGCTTCGGAGGAATTGGTCCGCTTGGGGGTAGGATATAATTATCAACCCGAGGCAGGGCGATTATTCGCCTTTTCATCGAATAAAAGCCGTCGTAAACAAGCCGACACCTCGCTGTCTTCATTCGGGAATAAACTGTCCGCCATAATTACGGCTGGGATCGTTACGGAGTGGGCATTTGCCAATGATAAGAGCGATTCATGGGTGAAACAACTGTTCGACGATCCGAAAAAGGGGTGGATGCTTCACAACCTCAATGCGCTTGAAGCATTCCAACGCAGGATGACTTATGGACACACGTTGTCCGAGAGGGTTTGGAGTATCGCCAAACAGTTCGAACGACACCTCGAGCTGTCGCTATCGGTCGGCATCAGCGAGGGGCGAAGCGCGGCCAATATAAGCAGAGATGTGCGCATGTATTTGAATGAGCCGGACAAACTATTTCGGCGAGTGCGGGATGTGTTCGGCAATCTCACCCTATCGAAAGCGGCGCAGGCTTACCACCCCGGACAAGGCGTTTACCGGTCATCCTACCAGAATGCTATGCGTATGGCTCGTACCGAAATAAACAGCGCTTATCGTGAAGCCGACAGTATTCGCTGGCAACAACTTGATTTTATTGTCGGATATGAGGTAAAGACATCAAAATCGCACGCACAATGGCTGGCAAAGTTTTGGTACCCGCGATTCAAGAAAGGTCGAGCCCCGCTGGAAATATGCGACGCTATGGAGGGAAAATATCCGAAGTCTTTCAAATTCATCGGGTGGCACCCGAACTGTCGCTGCTATGCCGTACCGATCATCGCCAACGAAGGTACTGGTAAGGATTGGTGGGAAGGAGCGGAGAATGAAGTTACGGAGTTACCGCAAGGTTTGACAAAATGGATGAAGGGTAATAAGAACCGAATAAACAAAGCGAAAAAACACGGTACACTACCCTACTGGATAAGAGAGAATGAAACATGGATAAATGATAAAAATATTCTCTGATTTATTGCATAATGTGCAGAGTGTTTCAACCTTTGCGGTAGAGCTTGTGAGGATGCAAGTCACAGACATATACGGCACAACGAAATAAAAGGTCTGTCGGCTCAAGCTGACAGACCTTTTTTAGGTGAATGTGATGATACATTCCAAACTATATAGAACGAAAAAACATGAAAGAGAAAATTCTCGCAGCGCTGAAAACCAAATATTCGAATTTGGGGTTCGGAGCAAAGGCTCTCGACGGAGTAGCCGCCATTCTGGAAAAATCCGTCACCGATGAATCGCAGATCGAAACCGCAATCAGCGGGGTCGAACCTTTCCTGAAAGTTTTTCAGTCCGAAGCAGATCGCGCGCGTACCGAGTACAACGCGCTGAAGGGACAGTACGACGAGCTCAAGGCAAAGAGCGAGGCATCTTCTGCCGACGGGGGCGGGCAGAATAAGAAAAACGAACCCGGAAAACCGCCTTTCGATCCAGAGGCATTCGAAGCCAAACTGCTGAAAACTTTCCGAGAGGAACAAGCTTCTGCCATACAACAGGCACAGCAGGCTGCGCAATGGAACGCTGCAATCGTATCGAAAGCAAAAGAGTTCGGGATTCCCGAAAAACTTGTCGCCAAACTGTCTATCGCCCAAGATGCCAATCTTGACGAATATTTCAAAGGCGTGAAACAGAATTTGATCGACGCAGGCTTCGAGCGTTCCGAACCGCCCGCACAGGGTGGAGGCATGACCGACAACGGAAGTGACATCGCCAAACTGATCGACACGGGCACCGAACAAATTGTCAAATCTAAAACCAATTAAGCAATGCCAGCAGGATTCAAGTATGATCTGAACCCGATGGACATATTGAAGGAACTGTGTCGATTCGACACGGTTTACCGGCTGTCGGGCGGTTTCAATTTCGAGGATGAGAATGTCCCCGAAGGAACCATGCTAATGCCGCTTGCGCCTCTTCATGTCGATTTCACGACGCGGAAAGCCACGGCGGTCAAAAATGTCAAGGTTGTCGAAAAAGTATCGTCCGGGGCGAAGATCAAAATCGCTAAAGGTTCTTTGGCCTACAAAGGGATGCACTTAGGCGACGGAGCGGCAGGGGCGACAGTTTCGAGCATCAACACCTCCAATGCGTCCTATGACGAACTCACCATGAGCGCGGCCAACCTCACGCCGGAAGCAGGGGATGTTTTGTTCGAAGCGGCCGCAGCGGATGGAACAGCGCCTAAAACTACAGCAAACTTCCTCAATTACGCTGTGACGAAAGTAGAACCGGGGGCAACGGTTACGGCGATTGGCCAAGCCTACGAAGTACGAGAGTCGAAACTCTATGTCCCGATATCGGCCAAAGACAAAGAGACCCTCACATCCCGATTCATTTTCACCCTCTAAAATGCGACGACAATGAAACTGACACTCGAAATTCTTTTCAATGACCCGAACGTCGTCAGAGCGGTGATAGACCGCACGATGGCAACGCAGCAGGATGAAATCTTCTGGAGACGCTATCTCGACTTCGAAGAGACCAAGTCCCGCGTCTTCAAAACCTATCTCGGAACCGTGACGGGTGTAACGGCCGGCTCTGTCATCGACCGCAACTCCAACAAGCCTCTGCGTGAACGGAAGTCGCTCGGGAGCGGTTACGGAGAAGTAGCCTATCTGGGCGACCGTTACCAAATGGACAACGACCGGCTGGATATGCTCAAGTCGCTGATCGACAAGTTCAACGCAGCGCGCCCGGCGGATCAAGTTACTGCCCTAAATAACATCATCGACTACATTGTTGATGACGTTCGGCAGGTAAGGCTTGCTCCGCATAAACGCATGGACATCGTGGTCGGCGACCTGCGTTCCGACGGCAGGGCATCGGTAACGCTGGCGGACAACCCGATGGGTATCGTCTTGCTCGACATGGAACTGCCGGTAAAGCGTATCACGCCGACGACTGGAGACAAGGACAATTTCATCACTTACCTGAAAACGCAGATCGAAGCCTTGCGGCCTACGATGGGGCGGTTTTCTGTGATGGAGATGACTCGCTCCACTTTCACGAAGAACATCGTCGGCTCGTCCGAATTCAAATCTACCTACAAGATGATTATGTCAGGTGCGCAAGTTGCATTGGCCGGAGGCCTCATCACCGATACGATGGCGAATCAGGTCTTTTCCGGCATCGGATTGCCGCCAATTCGCATCATCGACGACATGGTAGCCATGCCTGACGGCACAAGCAAGCTGGTGTTCAAGGACGACCGTATCACGCTGTTGCCGCAGGACAAGATCGGTAAGATGATGTGGCATGAACCCTACGAAATTTCCGACCCCGTGCCCAACAAAACGTACACGCGGCTGGAAGGCGGCATGTGGACGTCGAACTGGCGTACCGAGGAGGGCCGATTCATGGAGTACGGCGCCGAGTGGATTCCGAACTTCACGGCTCCCAACAAGATAGCCATTTTCGACCTCTCGACAATGAACGGTTAAACAATCCGACGATGACGAACTTTGACGCAATATCGGCAAGGCTTTATCCTTACAACGTAGATGACAACCTGCTCGCTATCGCTTGTTTGGATGCTACGCTGGGAATAGACGACGAATATACCGCCGCTAATAAAGCTCTCGTTGCAAGGGCGGCAATAGACGTACTGAAACAGCTTATCGTCCTTTCATCCGAAAGCAACGGAGGGTATGCACTCGGTTACAACACCGAAGAATTGCGCAAGCGGATCTACGATTTGGCGAAAGATAACGGCCTGACCGATATTGCCGACGAGTTCGACACAACACCCACAATCGAATTTCTCTGAACCGATGATCCGCTACCCCTATACGCTCGAAATGTGGTACGAGGAGGATGCCACGCAGAATCCCGATGGTTCGTGGACTGAAGGCGCGCATGAATGGCGTGTCGTCGCCCGATGCAATGCCCGTCAGAACGGACAAGCGCAGCAAATCAAAGGACAAAACGGGGATGTCTTCCTCTACTCTTTCGAGGTTACTATGCCAGCAAATACGCAGCCTATTCCTATCGGAACCAAAGTGCGCGTCTTCGACAGCCGGGGATTCAACATCTTCGACCGCTCGCCGCGCAGTGGGGCCAAACCGAAAGACAAGGACACGGCATCGTATCCGGTACAGGGGTTTTACAAAAGTGGACAACGATACGAAGATACGAAATTATGGCTATGAAGTGTACCAACTGGCGTGAGGTGGAACTCGAATTCATACGAGCTAAAGAGGAGTATGATCGCGCGGCAGTCCAATTTATGGCTAAGTATTGCGAAGAAAAGACAAGGCATGCAAAGGAGACCGGAGAATATCAAGACCAAACAGCAAATCTCCGCAATTCAATAGGCTATGTCGTAATGCAATACGGTAAAATCGTATTCAAACAATTCACTGGAAATGATCGTGGTATCAAACCTGGCGGTGATCCTCAATTAGCGCATTCGAACACACTAAAGTATATCGAAGAGCTTACAAGAGATTTGGGTTCCGGTAAAACCTACGGAATAATTGCAACGGGTATGTCTTACGATGTGTATGTAGAAGCTCATGGCAAAGCTGTACTCACACAGACGATAGACTATGCGGAAGCAAATAAGGAACGTAGCCGGGCAGAATTTGCTAAATACCTAAAATCGAGACTGGGATGAACTTAACTTCTACGGAGATATTCAAACTCGTCTGGGATCGCATTCGGGATTCGCCTTTCGGCAAGTACGTGCCGACGATGTATGCGGATCATTATCCTAACAATCCATCGGGCGAATTCATCGTCGTGAATTCTCTATCGAACGTCGTCGGTGATTCGCAGGTAGCGACGGTAAACGTAAATATTTATGTCCCGGACAATACCCCGACGATCAATCGTGAGGAGCAACGCTTCCCCAATCGCAACCGTCTGAATGAACTTACCCGTATTGCTTTCGATTCATTAGGGAACTATCCCATCGATGAACGTTGGTTTTTCGACGTGAGCGACGAAACTCTCATCAGTGAGGAAGATATATCCTACACTTTTTCAAACATCAAAGTAAAACTAAAAAAATACTGACATTATGCAACTTGTAGGACTTAATTCCTGCCATGCAGGAGATCCGCTGCCGAAAGGCGTAAAGGGTACCGGTGCCGAAGCGTTACTCAAGGCGCTAACAAAGATTACTCAACCTTACAACGGTGGTGTAACATTCAACTTCTCCAACCCGACGAGTAACAAGTTCTATCGTGAAGGAGAGGCCGATCCGTTTTTCTCCATGCGCGACCCGACGTCCGGGACAAAAGAAATCACGTGGAACGTTGCGGATTTCGACGACAGTACTCTGGAGTTTTACTTCGGAACGACCGAACCGGCAAAGGGGGAACTGTATGAAGGAACGAAAGCTTTTGTATTCGACTCTAAAAGTGGAGGATCACTCGCTTTCGCCCGTCTGAAGTACACAGCGTCGCTTACGGGAGGTATGAACACCAGCGATCCGCTCCAAATCGCCGTCTCCGCCGATGTTTTGGCTCCAACCGAAGGTGGCGTTGCTTGGTGGCCGATTGCCACACCGGAATATACAGAAGCGGCTGCCGCCAGCCTTGAAACGTCGAGTCTCAAGAGCAAAGGACTTTAATTCCCTTCATCCCGCCAGAAAGCTGACGACTTGCATCACGGAGCGAGACCGGGGCGGGAACAAAATCCAATATAACAATGACAAAAAGTCCCTATGAATTTACCGAACAGCGGGCATTCGATACCCTCACGGGAAAAATTGAATCTTTCGAAATCGAAGGCCGGGATAAAGAGACCGTAACCCTTCATCTCCACCCTCTTCAACTCGGACGGCTCGCAATGATTAGCCGTCGGTTGATTGATCTCGACTTGATTTTAGACGACGAGCAAATCGAAGATGCGGTTAAGCGGATGTGGTCCGTATGTGCTGAAAAATCGCGCGAAGTGGCAGAAATAATCGCTATATGCACGCTCAGGACAAAACAAGAGATCGACGAACAGTTTACAGACCGCACGGAACTGATATGCTGGTCGCCGACAATGACCACGACGGCGCTCGCAAATGTTCTGTCTGCAATCGTATTTCAATCTTACTACGCGGATTTTATGAACGCTATTCGCTCGGTAAGAACGCTGCGGGTGATGATTTCCCCGACGACGACAGCGGAGCGAATAGCCACTATGGGGGACAAAGCATCTGGGGAAAAATCGATGCACTCGTAAGCCGCTACCATTGGACGCTCGATTACATCCTTTGGGGTATTTCATGGGCAAATGCGCAATTGATGATTGCCGATGCGCTCAAAACCGATTATAAAAGCAAAGCTGAGAACGGACAACAAAACACTGGGCAACCAAGAGTGCCCGACGTGATCGACATGGATGATCCGAACGCAATGAACGCACTTCTTATGATGGCAAGAGGCAAGCGATAACATCGGATCGGATGTCGAAATAAATAAAAATAAAACCGTCATCGTGTCATGAGTATCAACCTTACCGTCGTCATAGATAACGATGAAGCGATCCGCAAGTTTCGGGAACTTCAAAAAACAGCCAAAAACGTAACCTCCAGTGTCGTAACCGATGCTGACCGGATGGATATTGCGATGAAACGACTTGCTTCCACGCTCGGGCAGATCGGTGCCGGAGTATCACTTGCTGGCTTAGTGAGACAAATTGCCCGAACCAGAGGCGAATTCCAGCAGCTCGAAGTAGCCTTTACCACCCTATTGCAAAGCAAGGAAAAGGCCGATGCATTGATGTCGCAAATGGTCGAATTAGCGGCTAAAACGCCTTTCGACTTGCAAGGTGTAGCGAGCGGAGCCCGCCAACTTCTCGCATACGGTTTTGCCGCCGAAGATGTAACCGATGTGCTGACCCGATTGGGCAATGTGGCCGCAGGGTTAGGTTTGAACCTGCAAGACCTTACATGGTTATACGGTACGACGGCCGTGCAAGGTCGACTATATACCCGCGACGTGATGCAGTTCCAAAGTCGAGGTATCGACCTTGCCGGAGAACTGGCGACACAGCTTGGTAAAACCCGAGCCGAAATCTCGCAGATGGTTACGGAGGGTAAAATCGGTTTCCCCGAAGTGCAGAAAGCCATCGAAAACATGACTAACGAAGGCGGAAAGTTCTACAACCTGATGCAGGAGCAGTCCAAGACTATCACGGGACTGATTTCCAATCTTGGCGATGCGATAGACATGATGTTCAACGACATCGGCAAGTCTCAGGAAGGCGTTATTACAAGCGTTTTGCAAGGAACCATATCGCTTGTAGAGAACTATCAGAAAGTGCTGGATATAGTGACACAATTAGTCATTGCATACGGCACTTATAAAACCGCATTAATTGTATTGACTACTGCGGAGAAATTGCGTTATCAAGCCGCTCTTGCTCATGGCGCCGGGCTTACGACATTACAAGCATTGACGGCCCTTCTGACTGCTAAAACTAAAGCTCTCAATAAAGCGTTATTGAGTAACCCTTATGTTTTGGCAGCAGCCGCTGCGGCTGCATTGGCCGTAGTTATCTATAATCTTGTTACGGCAAAATCGGCCGAAGAACGAGCTATGGAAAACGTCAATAAAGCTATTGACGAATACAATCAAAAACTCGATGAGCAAAAGAGTAAGGCCGAACAGCTCCATTCGGTTATGCAAAATGACGTAAGCACTGCGTACTCAAAGCAAAAGGCCTATCAAGACTTAATCAAACTATACCCTGAACTGCTCGAAAAATATAGCGAGGAAGAAATCAAACTAATATCGTTGATTGATTTGACCAAAGAGCTTAATCGAATTAACGATACAAGAAAAGAGGATAATCTTCAAGAGCAGTACGATACAACGCTTGAGAAAGTAAGGAAATTAAAACAAGCGATAATAGATGCGGCTAAAACCGGAACTTTGAGCCCCGGGTATTATACATTGCTTGTTAAAGATCTACGAAATGCCGAGGCGGATTTGGACGAGTATCGCAATAAGCTCGATGAATTCTACAAGACAAAAAAGGCTGCGGAATGGGCAAATACTCCCGTCGAGATAAAGGTCGCTACTTTACAGGGCAATATCAAAGAATTAAAAGATCAAAACAAAGAAATAGGCCGACTGATCGAAGAGGCAAAAAAAGACCTGCGACCTATTATCCCCTACGATGAAAGTGAGGATTATTACGAGGCCATCATACAGTCGAATCTAAAGAAAATCGCAAATAAGCAAAGTGAAATATCTTCGCTACAGAGTGGAGGCGACAAGGCCACTATTCAAAATAAGTCTTATTGGGAAAACTTGAAAAAAGAAGCTGTAGCCTCCTTAGAGGCTATGGATGCTTCATTGAAAGGCACGGCGAAATGGAATGAACTGGTCGCCAAGATCGCCAAGTACGATGCGAATATTAAACAATACAGCGTATCAAGTAAAACGGAGGCGGCTGCCGTCAAAGCCCGGAAGAAACTCTCCGATTCGTTGGTGCAGGCCGAACTTGACCTCCAATCCCGGAGTATCGCGGTTATGCGGGACGGCAAGAATAAGCGATTAGCCGAAATCGACCTCGAATACCAGCAGACCGTCGCCAAGATCAACCAAAACCGAAGAGACAAAGCCAAGGAGGGAGCGACAGACGATGATCTATCTGTTTATGACCAACAGATGACCGCCGCCGAACAAAAGCGACTGCAAGACCGGGCGCATGAGGAAACTAAATATGCCAAGCAGACTGCCGAAACCTACCGTCAACTGGCCGATGTGTTCCTCACTGAGGAAGAACGAAAAACTCGGGCCATTGAGGAACGGTACCGGAAAATGCGACGGGAACTGTTGGATAAATTTCTCGGCGGAGATATAGGGGTCGGCGATTTCCTGAACATAACTGCGCTGATAAATAAAGCAGAGAAACAAGAAACCGTTTCCGATCTGCTTCAAAAGTATCAAAGCTACACAGACAAACGTATCGAATTGGAGCGTCGGTTTGACGAAGAAGAGAAAACTTTGTTAGCTAACCGTACCGCAGAAAATGCAGAAACGGTAGATCGGTCTTTGAATGAACTGAACCGCCGCCGGGCCAAAGAGTTAGCCGAAGTGGATTCCTCGGTACAAGCCTCGTCCGGTTTGTGGAGCCGTTTGTTCGATACTTATTCCAGCTATACGAATAAACAGCTACGAGAGATCATAGCTCATGCGCAACAGGTTTTGGACTATGTAAATAATACAGAGTTCGACGATATATCTCCCCGGTTCGGTATGTCTGTGGAACAGTTGCAGAACCTCAAAACCAATGCCTCCGACTTATCGGCAGCATACGACGCATTAGGCGGGAAACTGGAGCTATTGGACAAACAAAATCCATTCGGCGCCATGATTCGCTCGTCCCAGTTGTTGAAGAAAAACACAGCCGAAGTAGAAAAAGCTGAACGGGAACTCGCGAAAGCACAAGCCAGCGGTGATAAACAAGTTATCAATGATGCCCAAAAAAAGCTGGAGGGATTACAACGGCAACAGGCATTATTAAAAGGCGGATTAAAGTCCGCAGCACAGGCGGCGACGTCTTATTTGGGCGAAGTAGGCGATTCATTGCAGCGAATCGGCGAGGCTGCCGGTGATGCCAATCTCGCCAGTTTCGGTAAGGCGCTTTCCGAAGTTTCCGGAATAGCAGAAAAATTTATATCCGGCGATATTATCGGGGGAGTAATATCGACTATTACAACCGGACTTTCTGCGATCTTCTCCAGTCAGGCCAAATACCGGGCCGCACTCAAACAGATGCACGACGATCAAATTGCCTTTGCTCACGAATATAAGCTACTGTTATCGGATATTCGCTTGGAAGCAGAGGGGGCATCCAATGTCTTTAGCGATGATACTTTTGCCAAAGCCATCGCCGCCCTGAAAGAGATGAGCGACCTTTACGAAAATTTTCTTGACCTGGTCAATAAAGATGAAGACATACAGGCCAGTCGGCAGGGGCCATTTGGGAAAATCCAGCAAATAAAGCAGGAAATCAGGGGAATTAATACCGACTTGCAGAATATTTGGATTCAGACCCGCCACAAAACTTGGTTCCGTTCGGCAAAAGGCGAATATCTCAAAGACCTATACCCGGAACTGTTCGAAGGTCCGGAAGAACTGGGAGGCTTCAATGTCGAAGCAGCCCGCGCTCTTTTGGAGACCAATAATCAGCTAAACGATGAAGCGAAACGACAACTGCAGGAAGTTATAGACTTGTATGACCAATTGCAGGAAGCCGAAGATCAATTCAAAGAATATCTGAACTCAACCTTCGGGGAGATCGGGGATAGTTTGGGCGATTCTATCGTGGATGCGTTTAAAAACGGGACGGATGCGATGGAAGCGTGGGGTCAGAGCTTTAATAACGTGTTGGAAAACGTGGGGAAACAGATGATGCAAACGCTGTTTTTTCAGAAGTATTTCGACCAACTCGAAGATGACCTTACCCGGTTATATACTGATTACGGCGATAATCCGAACGTATTGGCTACAAAAATTCCGGAACTATTAGGAACCTTTTTCGAGGGAATGGACGGTGTTGTGGGGGAAGCTGAGACTTGGTGGAAAACATGGAATGAAAAAGCTAAAGAGTATGGATTTGATCTGCTCGGGAATGATACGGAAAAACAATCCGCTACTTCCCGGGGATTCCAAGCGATGTCTCAAGATACAGGGGATGAACTTAACGGTCGATTTTCGGATATTCAGGGAAAGATGAGCATCTTAGTCTCAGGTGTGGATAAGCTTAGCTCCCTCGGCCTTGAGACTAAAAATGAAATTGTCAATATGCGCGACATTATGATTCAGCTGAATGGAAATGTCGCGGACATTCGCACTTATACCAAAGTATTACCCCAAATGAGTGCAACCCTTATTTCTATGGACCGAAAACTTAACAATCTGTAGGCATGGACAAAATCAATAACATAAATTTAAGTGATATAGGAACGACTTTATTGAGCGGGGCGTACAGTGCTTTACTATCTCCCGCACCGTTGAAACCTTTTGTAGAAAACGATGATCGGTCACAAAATGGGACCCAAGTTCTTATATCCGATGATCCTACCCGTCCATCTTATCCAAGACTCGCAGAGCGTGATGTCACACTGACATTCTTGGTACAAGGTCCCGACGAGAATACTTTTTGGAGCTATCGTAATCAGTTTATGGAACAGCTTTATAAAGGGAAAGTCGTGTTATATGTGTCTAAATTAGATATGTATTTTCACCTCATATACTCAAATACCACTTCATATTCCCATTTCCCCACATGTTGCAAAATGGCCGTAAAATTTAACGAGCCGAACCCGAGAAACAGAGAAGCAAATGACTCAAGTATTTTATTATAGTTAAAAGCAATACAAAATATAATTACATAATAAATATTTACCACGGGGGGGGGTAAAATTTTCTTTATATTTGCCCAAACAAACTTCAATTTTAAAAACTATGAGAAGATTTTTACTAATGTTCGCAGTTGTGGCTGCGATGGTATTCACAGGGTGTTCGGACGATGATAACAAAGTATCAAATCCTCTATCGGGAACCACATGGGAACATACGGAGGATGGCATTCTAACTTCATTATCATTTAATGACAGTGAGTGTCGTCTTGTTATAAAGTATGCAAGTTCATCCACTAATTTTCAGACAACTATTTATACATATACATACGATGAACCCAAAGTAACATTAAACCCTCTGGAGGAAGAACTGGCTGTTATGGAAGGTATTATATCCGGTTCAGCTATGGTAGTGACAAATACTTCTTCGGGGAAAGAAATAGGGGTCTTCATCAAACAATAAATTAAGAGGCAGAAAGAGGCTTAACATTCGATAAACGATAGGAAATTACCAATAAAGGCCCGCTGATGCGGGCCTTTATGGTATTGGCAATCACAGCATCGCGGCTGTTTTTCGTATCTGTTGTAGCACTGCCGAAAGGCCGGAATCACGGCGGGCGGTCTGCATGTTGTAACGAGTTTGCATGTTTAACCAAAAGATAGCCTCAATATCGAGCGCAGCTTCAATCTTTAAGGCTGTTTCTGCCGTTACGGAACGCTTCCCGTTTGCAATCTCATTCAACGCAGTATAGGGCATACCGATCATTTCCGCAAATTTACGTTGCGAAATATTGCGAGCTTCCAGTTCCTCTTTCAGCGCTTCGCCCGGATGAGTGGGTAAATATGGAATCAAATCATTCATACCATATACCCTCTTATTAACCGTTGCCATAGCCAATCTTATTTATAATGATTACTAATATCCAATATCAAACAAACTGTTATTATCTCTTGTTCGGCAACATGGCGCACTCGAAATTCAAGCCTGTATTTAGAATTAATCCTAACCGATGAAATACCAGCCTTGTCACCCACTAATACTTCATAGTTCAAAGAATGATGTTGGTACAATGATTCAATACTCGAAGCCGCCACAAGTTTATCTACACAACGTTTGTATGCTCTCACTACTTCCGGCTGAAATCGGTGCTTTTTATCGCTTGTTCGCCCCAGTTCGAACAACTCCCGTAAATACTCCTTGTCGAATTCTATAAACATCGTTGCCTTATTGTTTACGATGCAAATATAATGCTTTTCTAATATAATTCACAAAAAAAGTGAACATTCGTCATATCCCAAACTGTTTCCCCCGCTATCTTTCAAAATTAATTTATCTACCCTCTTTTTATCATCAAATTAAAAACATAAAAATCAACAACTTGCAAAGCCGTTTGTACAATGTGCAGAGTATTTCAACCTTTGAGATAGTCATACCATTTACGCCTAAGAGGAATGATTATCTACAATAGAAACGGAGTCGAGCTGATCGATGCGCCAGTCACCTCGTCTGCCGTCCGCAAACGAGTATTGATGGGCGACAACTACGTCTCCCTGCCCTTTTCCCATGACACCTATATAGACTTTGCTCCGGGAGCATATATTATCTATAAAGGTCTCAAGTTCGAGATCATCGACGTCGACAAGAATCGCCCTACCCGAAATGCCACTACCGGCGGCTGGGACTACACACTCCAGTTCGACGATCAGGAGCGCCACATGACGCGCGCCATCGTATTCTGGCTATCGCAGAAGCCACGGGAGGCGGTTTTCCATGACACGACCGATTTGCAGTCCTTCGGGAATCTGATCGTGGAAAACATGAATGCCTTTGTGCCTGCCAAAAACTGGAAGATGCGCGATCTTTCCGACGAACTGAAAGAAGGTACGAAGCTCGTTTCATTCAACGGCGACACATGCTGGAACGCCGTCAACACGATCGCCGAGACTTTCGATGTCGAGTGGTGGACCGAACAAAGCGAAGGCTATATCTACCTGTGCTTCGGCAAGCTGGAGATCGGAACCGAGGAAGATTTCGTAGAGGGAGAGGTTATCACGTCTATCCCATCGCGGAGAGGTGACGACAGCAACTACGGCACGCGCTTCTACGTATTCGGATCGACGCGCAACCTGACGGAGGACTACGGTCAGGCCGATCAGGGCGGAACGACCAATCATGTCTCGGAAATTCGGCTCAGGCTGCCGGGTGGGCAGGAGTATATCGATGCGCGGCCCGATATGATATGGAACGACGTGGTCGAAAAGTTCGTCGTATTCGAGGACATTTACCCTAAAAATACGGATACTGTCACCTCAGTCGAGAAAGTAAAGCGACAGACTGATAGCGGAACCGAATATGAAGCTCGGGTAATCTACGCGAAAGACACGCCTTTCCTTCCAACCGATCTAATCCCGGGCGAGACCCTGCAAGCCGTCATTACGAGCGGCGCTCTTTCGGGTAGGACGTTCGACATACAACTCGGCGCTGCATTCGACGATCCCAACACATGGAATCCGGAAACAAATCCTTTCGACCGCAAGTTCGAGATCGTGGCAGACGTGGAGACGACCGGTGAGCAAGAGATCATCATTCCTAACGACAATCTGGACATCGAGCCCGGCGATACCTTCGTGTTGACCGGTATTAAGTTACCCGGAGCGAGAATCGGAGAGGCCGAGCAGGAATTGTTGGAAGCAGGAACGACGTGGGCCCAGAAAAACAGCAAGGACACGAGCGTATACGATTGCCCTACCAATCCCGTATACTGTCAACTGAACGATAAGAGCTACGAGCTCGGACAGAAGGTGCGCCTCGTGAATGAATCCCAATTCGGGAGCAGCGGCCGTAGCTCCCGTATTCAAGGCTACGAAAAGTCGCTCGACAACGAGTATCAGGCAACCTACACGGTTGGCGACAATACCGCCTATTCCCGCTTGGGCGAGATCGAGAAGGATATTCAAGAGGCAGCCTATGCGGAACGGATCGGAGTGACCAATGGCGTCGGAATCTACCTGATTCGCGCAAAATATGACCAGACGCAGCCAACAGACTACAATGCGTATTCGGCAGCGGCCGCCGACGAGAAGTTCTTGAGCAGAAAAAAGAACGATACGGCCGAAGGGATAATCACCTTCGCAAAAGGCATATTGGCAAACACCCTCTCGAGCGAGAAATTCGTATCGGGCAATGAAGGTAAGGGTCACAGTACATGGATCGACGATGACGGGGTATCGCATACGGAGGTCGATCAGGTGAAGGCCCGAAAAACCGTTGTTTCGAAGCAAATAGAAGCCGAAGAAGGCAATGTCACCGAACTCACCAGCACGAATATCGAAGCGACCGTATTGACTGTACTGGACAAGATCATAGCGAAAGATCAAACGCTGTCAGGGAAAATATCGTCGGCAAAGTTTCTGTCGGGACTGCTCGGGTATGGATGGATGATCGACGCAAAGGGCAACGGCGAACTGCATTCGCTATCGATCCGGTCCTTTCTCGAAGTCCCCGAGCTCCGGTATAATCAGGTGCAGGTAGTAGGCGACGAGCTATGGGTAACGGCCGGTGGTGTCATATCCGATGTACAGGCAGCCGACTCGGGCCGCTATACTATCACGCTCAAGCTGGAGGAAGGGCAAACCAACCCCTTTGCTGCGGACGATATTCTGAGAGGCATATACCACGTTTCCACCGGATTCTCGACAATCCAGATGCGGGTAGACAGTGTGGCGGAAGACGGAACGATGACCGTCACGCCTCGGACGCCCGATCTCGTACCGCAAAAATTCATGAACATAGCCAAGACGGGCAACTTCACGAATACGGCCCGCCAACGAAGCATCCTGATTTCATCCAAGCAGGGCCGCATTCAGTTCATGGCCGACGTGAACGATTGGGAAATCGCTCCGTCGATGGTCCGAATGATTCTGGGCGATACGTCGGGATTCGTACATCCGTCTTTCGGCGATACGTCGGGCTACAATGCCTTTCTGGAGAACATTCTGATGACCGGCCGAATTTTCCAGAAGTCGGCCGACGGCACGACCACCAAGCCCGTCGCCGTGAACAAGGGCAAATGGGAAGCCGGGACATATTACTATTACGATGAAGTAACCCATAAAGGCTCGCTGTGGCTATGCACCGCAGATTCCACGTCAGAAGAACCTTCTGCGTCCTCCATAGACTGGGTAGAGGAGGTAGCATCGGGCGCTGGATCTGCGGGGCCCGCGGGGCCGGCACTTCGTAGCCGAGGCGTATGGTCGGCCTCGGAAACCTATATAAACGGAGGCGAGTTCAGGGATTGGGTATTGTACGGGGAACACAACTACCGCTATATAGTCAAAGAAGGCGTAGCTGCGGTTCCTACCGGCACACTGCCCACAGACACGGCATACTGGACGCCGTTCAACGAAATGGAACCGGTGGCGACGAGGGTTCTGTTGGCCGACGACGCATGGATCGACATACTGAGCACGAACGGAATCCGTATCGGAGATAACGGATGGGAGCTGACCGACGGGGAGATTCGGCACAAAACAAGCGGGCTGAAGCTGACCAAAGATGGAAAACTGGTTGCTCCTAACGGCTTGAGCCTTGTCGTAGGGGAAGAGAACATAGACGATTATACCCAGCAAAAGATCGATTCCGTCGAGATAGGCAGCGACAACCTGATGGACGATACTCAGCGTCCTAATCCGAGCAATACCGAGCTTTGGAATAAGACGGTCTCGGCATCTGTATGGGGAGAGGTAGGTGAGTTCGTAGCTGTAAAGATAAGAGGGCAATGGGGCCGCCTATGGCAGTCCATCGCCGAAGGATTCATTGGAGGACAGCAATACCGGTTTTCGTGCTGGGTCAAGCGCGACGCGTCGATGGAAACTGTTGAGACCAAAGCACAGCTTAGTGTCGGAAGAAACGCCGTGACAATCATATCCGCGACGCTCGACGGCGTGAAACTCGGCGCGGGCGGATCAACAGGAGTATTCAGCGGAAAGTCACTCGCTGGAATTGTAATTTCGGCAGATACTTTTCAACGTCTCGAATGTATATTCGAAGCAAGCGAAACAGTGCCCGGTGATAGTTTTCGACTCGAATTCCACACGTCGAATTATCAGACGAATACCCCTTGCGGAGTCGTTTACGGATATTATTTGGTTAAAGGCAATAAAGCGACGGACGATTGGCGACCGTCGCTGAACGACACTAAAAAGGCCATAGCTGCGGCTCAGGCCGCCGCCGATCAGGCTAAAGAGGACGCTGCGGCCAGCGCTCAAAAGCTCGAGGATTGGTCGTCCGACGAATTGATCTCGCCCCCTGAGAAGCCGGGCCTCGTGCAGCAGAAGGCCGACATTGAATCCGAGTATGGCGAGATCGGCTCACAAGCCGACCGCTATGGGCTTAAAAGTTCGACCTACTGGACAGCTTATAATAGCGCGTACACGCTGGCTATACAAGCGCTGACGAAGTACACAGCCTCGACTCCCGAAAGCATTCCGGTCGAGTCCGACTACGACTATATCGCAGCATACTATCCCAAGCGGCAGATCATGCTCGATCAGATTGCGGCTGCGGCGCAAGCATATACAGACGGCTTACAGTTCGGTTCGGTAAATCTGATCGACGGCAGTGAGGCTATCAAGATAACGGCAAGTGCTTCGGCTACCCATGCTTATTTACGTTTCCCGTTACACGTTCGTCCGGGGGATGAGTTCGCTCTTTCGATAGGCTCTATTGAAATTCTTGCCGGAAATCCTACGGAGTTTTCATGCAACATTCTAACATCCCAAATGGACAGACCGCTGGCACACAAACAACTGACTTTGGATAATAGAACGGCTGTCTACAAAATACTGGAGAAAGAACAAGAGCAGGATGCGTGGTTTCTGATGTATGCGGGAAAAGAAACTCAAACCCAAGGAGTTTCAGTCATCTATCACGAAGTCATGCTCGTCAAGGGTAACCGCCCGGCCCTAACATGGTCGCCGTCGCTGAACGATCAGAAGGCCCAGACTCAAGAAATGGTTGACGCCTCCCTCCCTGCGACGCGAAATCTGGCCCTGAAAACCGAGGGACAACTCGATTTCAATATGTCATCTTGGGCGGGGCTATATCTTGACTTGGCCGAACAACCCGTAATCGGACAACAATATGTGCTTTCTTGGGATGACATACAGTTTACGGAAACAAGCCATCCTAGTATCCGACTTTGGATAAATAGCTTTACGGGAGCCGTCTACCTGAAGGATGTTACACAAACAGGCTCGGGATCGGTCGTCGTGACTATACCCGATACTTTGCTGACAGACCAGACCTACCGAATCCTTTTCGGGGGCAGTGACGGTGCAATGACCGGCTATGTTAAAAATCCTATGTGGTCCAAAGGCAACAAGGTCATGCCTTGGACGCCGGCCATAGAGGATGCTCCGAACGAGATCCGCGAGGAGGCAAAGGCTACGGGCATTTATCTCTCCGAAAAGAAAATCGACGTAGTGGCCGACCGCTTTCGCATCACATCGACGGCAGGTCGTGAAATCATGTGGGCCGATGCTGACGGTAACCGCGTGAGCATGGAGAACCTCGACGTACAGGCGGGAGCGACAATCGG